ACTTCCATAAAAGCATGAACAGTTCTTTTATTTGTATTTGGTATATTTGATTGCCCATTGATCATTACTTCTCCACCTCCTTACTAAAACTATACATAATTATAACATAAAATTGTTTAAAAATCAATTCTCATCGTGAGAGGTTTCATCTTCTTCTGGGTTTTGATCTCCTGGCTTCCGTTCAGGTTTCCCTCGTGGTGCGTCAGGCGAAGAAGTTTCTGATACTCTTCCAATAGCATTTTCAACTTCAATTAATGAATCATTTTTTGTACCTAGTAAATAATGTTTATTAGCCCATGGTTCATCAATCGGCAGTAATCCCATTGATATTCTACATTCATTAAATGTATATAATCCTTTACCCCAAGCAGCCATAAAGTCTCGTCTCGAAGCTTCTGATTCTTCTAAACCAGCAGTCTTAAAGTCTAATCGCCAACCTTCAATTCCCATACCATCTTGAACAATCTCTTTAGTAAGCTTTTGTGATATTAATTTTCTTAAAGGGAAAACATTAGTTAAGTAAAAAGAACGCCTCATTTCACTCATGGTATTTCCTTGTAAAGCAATACAATTATTTCTCCTTGTTACATAAAAACCCGTTGAAACTGAAAAGCAGTAAACATCTCCTGTATAAATTTCTCTTGAAATTGTCCCATTATTAGAAGAATAATGTTTTTCTGTTTTTTTAGACATACAAACTCTAAATAACTCTTTTCTATTTCCCCGTTTATCAATATTTGAAATTATTTTTGTGTTTAACCCTAATTTAAAAGCTATCTCTTGAACATCATCTGCCAATTGCTTGGAAATAGTAGCATAAGCCATTGCAGTTTGCCCCCGCCCCTTGCTAATTGTTCCATCACCAAGCATTAACCAATCAAATAAGATTTTCAATTTATCTGTTGGCAAGTTCATTAAATTTCTGGGAACTCTTTTTTGGTGACAATAACCACCACAATTATTCTTTAAATATGTCCAAAGATTCTTATCATGTATTGACCATCTTCTACAACCATCTTTTGTTTTGGCGTTTCTAACAAAACTAAACGGTAACGATGAAATTAATTTATCAATCAAGTTTGCCTTCTCTCGATTGACAACATCAGATTGAGCAAAAGTAATAACATAATTATAACTTTGTTCACCTTTAACAAATAAACCTCCTTCAGAAAGATATAATCCTATAAATGCTAACCAATCATTTAGTGGAATATTTGTATTTTTTTCATTCGCTTTATGATTTTGGTGGTAAACGGCTTTAACAGTAAAGTTTTCTTTAGGTTCATAATGAGATTTAAACATCTTTGGAGCTGATGGCATAATAACTTTTGTTAATTCTTCTATATTTTTAGCTTTAGCAATTTTATATTTCCCTTTAGTAGCACCTTTATAAAACATTGTGTGGTCTTCGGTTACAAAAATATCTCCACCTTTTTTATTTTGGAAATGAATTAAATGTTCAGCAACTTCATATTTAACTAGACTTTTTGGTTTCTCAAAAAATACTGATTGATTATCGGGATTAAATATTGCTATTTTTCCTTCTTCCTCAACTTCCCAATGATGTTTCCATCCATCTTCAGTTAAAACTTCTGTATCTGCTGAATAGCAAGCTCTATTTGTTCCTTCAGGAAATCCAATCATAGGTAAAGGAACGCCATATTGACCCGAAACAAGCCTTAGCCCATATCTAAGAAGCTCTAAATAAGACATATCTTGTAGTGTTAAACCTAAAGCCTCTGCCCTTGCTCCTTTAAAAGTAATCAATGTTTTTCCAGCATTGTGCGGTCCCATATAATTCTTTTCAAACCAAGCTGAAACTGCATCAGCATCTGCTTCGGTAGAATCTTCGGGAAGAATTAATTGGATTGGAGGGCGACCACCATTTCTTAAAATATTAATATTATAAGTAATTGCTCTTAAAAGTAATTGAAGTGTTGCTGTATTGTCTTCTAAGACAGCCCGACCATATAAATTAGCTTTTCTATGAGGTCGTCTAGTGTGAAGAATTTCATCTAAATTATAAATAACTGCTTTGTTTTGATCTGTTTTTCTCTTAAAACCTGTCTTTACTAAAACACCTTTCTTTTTTTTGTCTGCATCAACTAAGATTGTCATTTTAGTTGGGTCAAGATTATAAAGTTCTGCTACTTCCATTTGTTTCTTTTTATAGTTTGCGCTTTTCTTTGTCGGCACTTTTTCAAGATAAAAATTACCATAAGCTAAATAATTTTCAACACAAACACCAATAAGCGTTTCGATGGTATCATCAGGATTAGGTCTATCAAAAAATTGGATTAAATGTTTTAAATCTTTTTTAGTGCCCTTACCATCAACCGAAGGTTTAATTACATATCCACCACCTAAAACAGCATCTCTAATTCTTGAAGCACATTGGATTGAACCAGGAGAATCGCTAAAAAGAGTATCTAGTGTATTGTAATTTTTACCTGATTGATAGGTATTAGCAAGAAATTTTTCTCCATATCCTGAGGTAGAAATATATTTTCTTGATTTAGAAAACTTTCTGTCTAGAGCCTTAGCAGTATCTAATGCCCACTCTTTTCTAGCTGATTTTAAGGCTTTCTTAACTGTTTTGGATACTTCTTTATTGTATTGTGTCTTTAATTCTTGTTGTAATTCTTTTTTAGCCTCAGTTTTAACCTCACTGAGTTTTTCTTTAACATTTTCGCTACTTAGAATGGATTTTTCTATAATTTTAGGGAATTTCATAGCTTTCTAATAAAATAATACACTATTTATTAAAAGAATACAAGTTTCAACCAATAATTTTGAACCCTCTCCCTGGTGTTCCTTGAGCACAATGATAACATACTCCAGCAACTGCGTCAGTAACATCTTTGCTCCCTCTTCTTGGATGGTCAATTTTTAAGGCTTTGACTTCTTCTAATTGCTGTAATTCTTCAACTAATGGGCGGTAATAATAGTAATCTAATCTTTTGTCTAAAAGAGCAGATTTAAGGGTATAATAAGCCTCTGGTTTTCTATCTACGGAGAAAAAGTCGGCATTAAATCCTGCTGACCTTAATGTTTGAACTGAATCTACACTTTGAAATCCATCAAAAGTTATTTTATGAATATTATATCCAATATCTCTCAATTTATAAATTATTTGTCTAACATCTTCAAATTGTATTTCACCTTTTGGTTTTGCTCTTATTCTTAACATAAAATCAATAAAGATTTTAGGTCGCTTCTCAATTTTACCTTGAGAACTTTTTGCTTCTACCCAACCATTAAATTTACCCATAGCAAAACCTGCACAATCACCTTTACCTTCTTTATTTAATCCTAAATCAATATGGATAAATCGCTTATCATAATCAAAATTTTCACTACTTTTTAAATTATAAAACCATTCAGAAAATTCGCCAGTCTTAGGGCTGATAGGATGTTTTCTATTAGAGTTGACGTTAGCAACGATGACATCAGGGTCATTGAAAAAGCCTTGAATTGCCATTGAAGGCTCAGCACCATAATCCCGCATTGCTCTTTCAGGATTCTGTCTGAATTCACTTTCATATTCAGTAGGTATCATTACCCCTTTGCCTTGATATCGGAGGATATAATTGCCTAAGTCAAACTTTTCTCCTTTAAACATATCTTTAGGCATTGCTTCCCAAAGAGGGGTTCTTTGCCTAAACACTTTGGGATTATTTTCTTCTTCTTTCCATTTCTTTTCGGCAAAATCATAAATATATCTAGGAGAAGTGATAATGAACATTTTGCCCTTACTGAAAAATCGAGAACGGATACGTTTCTTAATTTGGTTATAAGATTCTTCCGCATAGTCTTTATCCTTAGTTAAAGTGTGAAATGAGGCTTCGTCAATAACTGACCCAAAAATATTATAACCAAGAGGAGCTTCTTCGTTTGAACCTATAGGGAGAATAAAGATATTTTTAGGCAATCTAATTTTTGATTTAATTCTGGGGTCGGGAGGATAAAAGTTTTGAAACCATTGATTATTATCAATTCTATTTTTGATTTCACCAAAAACAATGTCTTTGGCTTGGCTAAACGACTTAGAAACATTAATAAAGGCAATCCTAGTGCCCTTGGCAAATCTAAAGTATTCTTGTGGATTTGCTAAACATAAAAGACGATAAATAATGTAGGTTATCGCCATTGAGGAAACGTAGCTATTATGAGTAACAGTAAAATCGTCAAGTAAATATAAATGGTTCTTATCTAATTCGAAGCCATAATATTCACCTATACCAATAGGTTTTATTTTAAAACCTGTAACTAATACATCTTTTATCTGTTTTCTTTTAGTACATTTCTTTCTTAATAATTTGACAGGTATTTCATCTAAATTACCAGATATGGAAATTCTGAATGATTTAAAAGATTTTCCGTTACAACTTGTATATCTTTCTTTAATGTAAGCAGCAAAACCAAGAGAACGACATAAATAAAGTACATCTTCACATAATGTCTTATTTTTATTTGAAAACTCTAAACAGTTATTTTGTTGAGAACCATCACTATCAATTAAACCAGCTAATAATTCAAGTCTTATTTTTCTATTATTCACTTTATAGTCTTGAGGGATATGTTTATTGTTAATAAGATTGTATGTTTTTAGTGCTTTTAATAATGGATTTTTATTAATGTCGGGGCCACCATTTCTTGTTCCTGAGGTTATGGTGTAAGTTGGGCAATCTTTGTTTTTATTTTGATTGATATTAACTGTTAATTTTAGACTATCAGATTCTTTGTAAATCGTCTTCTTTATCTCTTTGTCTTTAGTAGTTATTCCAGTATTATGATTATTACCATCACCAAGCCAAATGCCCAAGAGATAAGGATTGATTTTAATTGATTTTTTCTTAAAATCTACTCCTGTTCTCCATAGTTTTAATATCCCTTTCATTTTTTTACTGAGTTTTAAATAATCTTTTATTGAGATATTAACTATTTTGCCAGCCAAATGGTCTTTTCTACCATTTTTAGCAATAACACCCTTGTTGGTTCTTTTTAAAGAAAGAATATGAGAAGAATTAACAATAAAAGGTTTTCCTTTAGTTGGGGTTATTTTATACAGTTCTTCTTGCCCTGAAGTGGTAGATAAAATTTTTCTTGCGGTACTATCATCCCCCATTAACAAATCACCAACTTTAATATTTTCTACTTTTTCTATTTCTCCAGAATATTTCAATATTTTTGTTCCTTTAGCAAGACATTTACCGGATCCGATGCCAGCAATGTAAAGAACTTCCTCATACTTCCCTAGATTTTCAAAGCTCTTAAAACCTCCGTCAGTATCATCAAAGATTTTAATTAAAAGTTGTTTATTGTATGGTCTAGCCGCATCTTGTTTGGTAACAAAATTAGGATTTTCTAGAAACTCCTTTATTGTTACTGGTTGGTGCTGGTATTCTGGATGGTTGGCCAGGAACTCCAGTGTTGCCAATTCCTTCAAGTTTGCGTTGTTCACGAACTTTGCGAATTGCGGTGAGAATAGTAGATTTGTCATCTTTATTTAGTTTATAAATTTCAGTAGCGAATTTACTTATTCTTGATTC